AACCCAAGCGGGTACATCCCGGCGGCGAACGCGAATAGCGACCACAGCACCAGCGACGGCGGATCGGCGGATTGGATGGCGGCGAGAATGTCGAACATCAGCACTCAGCAGCGATCAGGAGCCAGCGGTCGCCAACGAACACGCACAGAACCTTCTTGGTGCCGCTCGCGACGGTGACGGCGGCAAACCAGTTGGTCGCGTTGAACTCAACGGTCGGAGATAGGGCTGTGCCGTCGGCCTTGATTTGGGTGACGGTGGCAGTTTGCCCCTTGGCCCACGTTGCGGCGATAGTGCCTAGCCGCGGCTCATTCCCGATTCGACCACGCGGCACATCCTGCAATCTCGTCGGTATCGCCGCGTCGCCAAGACGTATCGGCTGGCCGTCCGCTCTGTCGAGCGACGTCTTGATCCGCGTCAGCAGGCTTTCGCCTATGAGGAAGCCTTTTTCCATTAATGCTACTGAAGCCGAACGCCAAGAATGTCGAAATCGAGTTCGTCGTAGATTACATATCTATAGACGAGAACCGGCGGCGACGCCGTTGATAGCCGCGGAGTCCCGTCGTCGTTGAGCGCGATTGGCTGCGCGGACGGAAGCTGCGTGATCCCGCCCTCCACCTCGGCAATTCGCACCATCGCACGCACCTTGTCGCCAGCATTAATTCCATCTGGAAGCGAGAGCGGGATGGGAATTCTCCCTGCGGCGTGGCGAAGCGGCTGGCCGTACAAGTCTTGGTCTGCGCGGGCGTTATTTGGGTTGAACGCCCGCACGTTGAAGCCAGACTGAGGCTGCGCCCAGTCCCATCCAATTTCTGCGTTTATCGGGCTTCCGACATAGTTCGTTCTGTAGAGAAACTCATACGTTGCCATCCACCCGCGAAAAATCTGCCCGTCGAATATCTCGTTATGCGGCTGCGTGTTCATTGCACGAAACATGACGCTACGTGGCGGCATCACCATCTGCCCAAGCGTCCATTGCTCCTTATTCACTTTCCCGACGTGCATTGCGTTTGCCGTCGGGTCGGGCCACATGAACTGCTGGACGTGAATGCTGACTACGGGCTCAAGCTTTGTTACTCCTTCGTAAATATCACCAGCCGGGTTAGTTGGATTTGGGTTAAAACCGAACCCTTGACCCTCTTTCCTCCAGCTATATACGGGAGCCTCAATCAGCGACGACTGTATGTGCCAATTAGCAGGCCGGACGTCTGGTGCCTGCGTGAGCGCAGTCCCGTCAACTGGCCCAGGAAAGCTCTGCTCGATGCCGTTCCCGTCGATCTGCGGAGCCGGTCCAGGGACGTATGGATTGCCGTTGTCGTTCTCTGAGTCTGACGCCATTGGCGTCCACGTATACGTGAACGTAGCCAGCCAGACGAGGCGGCCCTCGCCTTCCGGTTCAGCGGTGTATGACACGCACCGCAGAGCCGGATTCTCGGCGTCTCGTGAGCCGATGCGAACCTTGCACAGGTTCTCGAAGTCGAGGAATTCGCCGGGTGTTTCGCGGACGATGCGAAATGACTTCTGCCGAGTCGGCGTGATGCCAGACTTCTCGAACCGCTGGCCGCTCTGTACCTGCGCAACTCTTGCCACTGACTAGCCCTCCGTAATGTCCACGCGAAGCCGTGCGCCGGCGGTCCCGATCGCCTGGTACTGCTGCCCAGTGGACAACCGGAACAACGCCGGCTCGCCCGCCCTCAGTGTGGCGAGGCTGACGAACGACCCGCCTGCGTCGATGCCGATCTGGGCTACAGAAGCCGTCGCGGTCGAGAGGTTGCGAAACACGGCAAACCCGACGGATGACAGGTTCGCCGTGGAAAGCGTCGTCGCGTTCGTCGTCAGGGCGTAAGTCGTCGCGATCATCGAGTCGCTGGTCATGCTCGCCGTGACGCCGCGGGCGTTCACGTCGGATTGCAGGAATCCCTTGTTGACCTTCATTGAAACCGTACACGTTACGTCTGCCACCGCTTGGTACTCCTTATTTATGCGACTGGTGCGCCTGGCTTGTCTGCGATTCTCTTGAGAAGCTGGGTCTGACGCTGGAGCTCCGCGAGGTTGACGTCGCGGGCAGCATCATCGCCGCGGATCAGGCGGTTGAGCTCTGCCTGCCCCTGGGTCGTCGATGCGTCGGTTGCGCCGAGGGCGGCCCGCGACGGGCCTTGCAGGACGGCCGTCGTGACCTGATCCATCATGTCGAAGAGCATCGGAGCGGCGGCTCGCATCTGATCCTCTTCAAACCGCTTCTGCGCCTCGCGGCGGCGGGCTTCGTTCTGCTGAAGCTCGCCCATTGCTGCCTGGTCTGGCAGGCCGTTCTCGGCATCAATGATGTTCTGGGCCATCTGGTCGAAGTAGGCGTTGATGTCGGCCATGCCTTGTGCCATTTGCTCGGCAGCACGCTCTGCCGGCGTCAGCGACAACTCCTCGCCGCGGCGAGCGGAGCCTTGCCGCTCGGCGATGCGAGTGCTGTCGTCGCGGGCGGCGATGACGGCGTTGCCCTTGGCCGCTTCTGCCGTCACCTGCTCTTCAAGCCTTCGGCGTTCCGCAATGAGCTCTGCGTACCGCTCGGCCGTATAGTTGCCGGAGTCGATCTCTTCTTGGATTGCCTCTAGTTCGGCAAAGACGCCAGCAAGCGGCCCTCGCCCGCCGAGAGCCTGCCTCTCAAGCCGGTCGCGTTCTATGGCTACTGCATCCTCGACCCTCGCATTCGCCTGCCGCTGCTCTTCGAGGTCGCGGTCGGCCTGCTCGCGACGGGCGCGGTTGCGTGGCGTGTCAAAGCCAAGCTGGGCGCGTCGGGCTGCATCGGCTTCTTGTTGAGCAGAGCTAAGGTTTGCGGCGGCCTCTTGTGCGGCTGCGTTGAGGGCTTCTGTGAATCGACGTAGGGCCGCAGACGCAGCGAGGAGCTCCTGCGCCTGTCGCCCGAGGGCGTCTTCGGACTGCTGTACCAGTCGCTGCGTGAGCGGGTCGTTTGGCCTTGCATCTGCCATCTGCCGCAGCGTTTCCCGCTGAAACTCAACCTCGCGGAGGCGGCGAGCGATCTGGCCGGACTCGACGCCAGCGTCAGACAGGTTCTGCGTGGCGCGGGCCATGCGGTTGTTCATTGTGGACTGCGGGTCCACTGTCCGAGTGAATCTTGCTGCGTCAGCCTGCCTAATAACATCGGACTGGCGAGCCCGCGCCTCGTTCACGCGCCGCTCGGCATCTGCGATCCTGCGATCACGCTCGATCCGGCCCGCGTCTGTGCTGGGGTCTTCCCGCTGCGCGGCCTCAAGGTCGGCAGCAGCGGCGTCAACGACCTTGGCGAGCCTATTAAGTTCAGCCTGGAAAAGCCTCAACCCAGGAACGCCTGCCTGGATGGCGTCAGCGACGTCCTTTTGGGCCTGCTCGATCGCCGACGATGCCTCATTGGCCGACTCAAAGATGGTGCGAATTGCCTCATCGGCACGCACATTCTCTGGCAGTCGGAGTGACTCCAGTAGCGCATTTAGCCTGTCTAGCTCCGCGGCCGAAGTGCGCTGCTCTCGTGACGCAAAGAACCCATTGCTCGCTACGCCTGGTCGAGAAAGCTCTGCAATTCTCGTTTCGAGCTCCCTCCGCAGGACAGCCAGGTCGAGCCCGCGCCCCAAGAAGTCGGCCTCCTCCCGCCGAGTCCGCTCTTGCTCTCTCTGGACCGCCGCCTGCCCTGCGGCGCCGGACCCGCCAGACGCCGCTGCGGCAGCGGCGTCTGAGGCTCTTGCGGCTCCAAGCCTGCGAATCGAGTCCACCACCCCCTGCTGGATGTCTTCGGCCGATACCGTGCGGGCTGCTGCCGCCCTGGCCGCTTCTCGCTCGCGCTGCCTAGACTCCTCGATCTGCCTCGCAAGCGCAACCCGCTCGCCTGGGTCAACCGTAGCTTCGAGCGCCCTCTGCCTTGCCGCTTGAATCCCACGCTCGCGCTGGACCGCCGGGTCAAGATTGGCGACCCGACCCTCGCGAATCTGCTGCTGCTTGTTCGCAATGTCTTCGAGCTCTCTGGCAAAAGCCCTCGCCTCTTGCGCGGGACCAGAAAACGCTCGGCTTGCGATGGAGTCGCCGAGCGAGCGAAACGCTTGAGCCAGTTCCTCTACGAGGGACTTCTGTCGCGAGAGAGCATCGTTTAGAGCCTTGACCTGCTCCTCTGAACCAACGCCCGCGTTGTACCACTTGATCAGCGCTGCGACCAACTGGCCGCCGATGGCAGCCGATATGCCGACGATAAGGCCAGTCGTGCTGCCGGTGATAAAACCAAGCTGCGAGATGTTATTGCCAGCAGCGCGAATACGCTGATCCAGACCGCCTGTGACGCTGAAGAAGTCTTCGATTGCGAACGCGGCCTGTTGCAATGCGAGCGACGCCCTGTCTGCGCCACCCCTGGCAACGTCCCCGGCGCGGTTCAGTCTGTTTCTGACGGCCCTCTCGGAGCCATCGCCGGCAACCGAAAGAAGGCGAACCAGTTCTTCTGTCAGGAGGCGGATTTCCCGCCGCCCCCGCTCTGTGTCCAATGCGCCACCGTCGAATAGCGCGGCAGCGCGGACGCGGAGTGCATCTAGGGCGGCTAGAACAGGGCCGCGAGCCTCTTGCGCAAGGCCCGCAAGTCGCCCTTGCACGAACTCAATCTGACTGCCGATCGCACGAAGCGACCGCTCGTCAGTGCCAAGCCCAAGCCCTGCCGCGCCTGCGCCGCCAAACGACTCTCGGAAGGTGTTTCCGATGTCTCGCCTCGACGCCAGCGCGGCGTTCACGTTCGCGACTTCGCGGCTGAGTCGCCTCGCCTCTTCGGCGGTAAATCCGACTCCCGCGCGGGCCAGATTTTGGAACCGCGTCGTCAGCGCATCGACCGCCGGCCCGACCGTCTCGCGGAGCGGCTCCGCAAGGCCGCCAACACGGCGACGCAAAACGTCGATCTCGCCGCCGAGGTCGTCGAGCACACGCTGGCGCGGATTGCGGTTGCCGGTGAGCGGAAAAGCCTGACCCTGCGAAGACAGCAGGTCTGATTCCTGCTGGTTGACGACAAGCAGGCGAGATGCCGCCGCCGCCCTGGCCGCGTTTGGCGTGTCCCTAGCGGCTTCGGCTTCCGTAAGGATGTTAAGAAACCCGTCGGCGATACGCCTGCCAAGCTCTTGCTGCCTCGCTTCGAGCGTGTCGGCCGCGGCTTCGGCTGGCGTCAGAATGGTGAGGAAACCGTCGCCGATACGCCTGCCAAGCTCTTGCTGCCTTGCTTCAAGTGTGTCGGCCGCCGCCTCAGCCGGCGTGATGATCGTCAGAAAACCGTTTCCAATGCGCCGACCCAACTCTTGCTGGCGAGCCTCCACCGTGTCGGCCGCCGCCTCAGCGATCGTAATAACTGTTAGGAAGCCATTGCCAATGCGTCGGCCGAGCTCTTGCTGCCGAGCCTCGACCGTGTCGGCCGCTGCCTCGGCTGGCGTGATGATCGTCAGAAAACCGTTTCCAATGCGCCGGCCGAGTTGTTGCTGGCGTGCCTCGATCGTGTCGGCTGCCGCCTCGGCTGGCGTGATGATCGTCAGGAAACCGTTGCCGATTCGTCTCCCAAGCTCCTGCTGGCGAGCCTCCACCGTGTCGGCGGCAGCCTCTTGGGGGGTGATAATAGTCAGGAAGCCGCCGCCGATCTTTCGCCCAAGTTCCTGCTGGCGTGCTTCGATCGTATCCGCCGCTGCCTCGGCTGGCGTGATGATGCCAAGGAAGCCATTGCCAATGCGCCGGCCGAGTTGTTGTTGCCGAGCTTCGATCGTATCTGCCGCTGCCTCGGCCGGCGTGATGATCGTCAGGAAACCATTTCCAATGCGCCGGCCGAGTTGCTGCTGGCGCGATTCAAGAGTGTCTGCGGCTGCTTCGGCTGGCGTGAGAATATTCAGGAAGTTGCTGGCGATGTCCCTTGCGAAGCTCTGAATCCCAGCCTGCCCGCCGCTCGCCGAAACGCCGGCCGAAAGCCTGTCTAGGACTTGGTTCAACTGCTGCGCGTTCGCTGTACCAGCCGACACAGCATCGGATACCCTTGCGGCGATGCCGGCGAGCCCTTGCAGCCCCTCTTGCGCCGAGGCTGGAAGCCGCCGGTACTCAGCGGAAAGCTCCCTCGCCCTAGCAATCGCACGCTCTTCGTCGGTGCCGGCTTGAGAGCCAAAAAGCCCAAGCCCGCGAGACTCACGCGGCTGCGTGGCAACAGCAAGCTCGCGAGAAGCCTGCCTAGACAGCGTGATCTCTCTCTCAAGCTGATCGTTGATTCCGCGAAGTGCGGCAATCTGGCTGTTGTACGCAGCCTCGGCCGCTGCTGCATCGCCGCTGCGAGTGACGCGAATTCGCTCTAGCGTGGCGAGGAGTGTTTCGGCCTCTTCGGCGGCCTGCCGCTGTCTGCCGACAAGTGCGGCGACGCCACCTCCCTGAATTGCCTCCGGCGAGAGCGAGGCGGCCTGCCGCTGCAATTCAGCGGCCCTCGAAGCCTGCGCTACGAACGCCGGCTGCTGAAAGCGAAGCTCGGCTCCGCTTGCTAGGCCAGACACAAGCGAATTAGACTCTGCAAGGCGTCGGATTGCCGCCGCAGTTACTTCGACTCGACGCTGGACTCCAGTGAACGATCGTTCGCTTACGCTTCCGAACGTGTCGATCGCTGTTTCGAGCAGCTTGACCTGGCGTTGCGCCTGCACGAGCGCCGGCTGAAACTCACCGGCCACGGCCGCAGAAAGCTTGGTCGTCTGCTGTGCGGCTCGCTCTAAAGGCTTCGCAACCTGCTCGCTCGCGCTAACAAGCTGCCGAAGCTGGAGAACCTGCTTCTCTGTGCGGAGATTAAACTCCAGGCCAGCAGCAAACTGCCGCTCCAGTTTTTGAAGCGGCGTAAAAATCTTGTCAAACGACGCACCGGCAGCGTTCGCCGACCGCGTGATCGACGCATTGAGCTTATTGGCGAACTTATCTACGTCGCCAACCGCGCCGGACAGCTTCCTCGACAAGTCCGACGTATTCGCCGTGACGATCGCGGAGATTTTGCCGATGTAGCCGTTTGCCATCCTTGGCTCACTGTTGGAGTTTCATCAACTCTGCGAACATCTGTTCCTGCGACTGTCTCGGCTTCTTGCTGGCGGGGATGAACACCTCTTCCTCCGGCACCCGCTTGTAGTTCCCACTGGCGGCCATGATGACGCGGCAAATCCGCGCCGTCTGACGCCAAGGGTTCTCCAGCGGATACCGACGGTCGAACTCGGCCCAAGTGGCGAGCTCGCGACTGTCAACCTCCATCAGCAACCTTCGCACCGACATCCCTAACGCAAGGGCGAGCCGGTACTGAAACAACTTCTCGGGGCGAAGGTCTAGGCTTCCCCCAACTTCTCAACCGCCTCCGGCGTGAACGCATTCAGGCTCCACGCCTTGTCGAAGAGCCGGTTGATGACCGTGCTCGACTTCTTGCCGAGCTCCTCGATGTCGGCGTCCTCGAACAGCCGCGCACCGCTCTCATCACACAGCGTCTTGACGAGGAACCGCAACCTGAAGTTCTTCATCTTCTGGTCGGCGTAAGACTCCTCAAACGCCTCCCGCTCCAGCCCGCTGATCGTCCGCAGGTACACCGTGGCGTTGTTCCACTCAGGAACGCTCACCGCCTCGGTCTTCGTATCATTGATGGACAGGATGTCCTTCTTGCTCAGAGCCACAAATAGCACTCCAAAGGGGGAAGAAAACCTAACTAGCCGTGTACGTGGTCACGCGGAACGAAGCGTTGCCACGCACGATGTCGCTAACGCCGGCGCCTACAGAGCCACCGACTGCGATTGCATTCAAAGACACGCTGTATCCAGGCGAGTTGAAAAGCAGCGTGCCGCGCTTGCCTATGATTGGTCGAAGCGTCTTCGTGGCGGTGCCGCAGACAAACTCAATCTCGACCGCGCCGTGGTCCGTCCAGTCGCCAGGCACGAGGTGCAGGACGGCGGTCGCGGTGTGGTTGACCGGAGTCAGATCGACAACCTCGGCCTGCGGCTCAGTGACGGACAACTGCGTCACGAGAAACGTGACCGCGCTGCCGCCACTGGCCGGCGTGAAAGTACAGGTTGCCCCTTGAGCTACAAACCCAGCCACGTCGCGTTACGCGACTCGGAAGGTCGCGCTCCCAGAGATAAGGGCACCAACGGAGCCGCCGATTGAGGCGTTCGCGAGCGTCGCGTTGCCGCTGAACGAAAGCGGGCCGGCGATGGTGAGCGTGCCGGACGTGCCAGCGGTGAGGATGACGTTCGAGATATAGTCGATCGTGACCTCGCGGTCGGTGGCAAAGCCGCCGACGTACTCCCGCCGGCCGTTCTGGGGGATGCCGAGGTGCGAGCCGTCGATGAGGTCTTGCGTGTCATTGACCTGAACCGAGGTGACGACGAGCGTTCCAGACGCCGTACCAGTGGCGGTGGTGAAGGAAAAAGTCAGTCCCTGTGCTGAAATGCCAGCCATGTAACACGCCTCCTTGCGTGAAGTCTTATCGCGTAGGTTTTACTGCGTGGACTCTTGCCACCGAATCTGAAACAGTTGCCTGACCTCGTAAGCCGGCGGAAGCTGTGCTCCCACGGCCGTCGGGTCGAGGTAGTCGTCCGTCTCGGACACTAGCCTCATATCTTCGATTGTAACCCCGGCGAGCGTGCCGGTGGCTCCATCCAGCGCAAGCCGAACCTCGTCGCCAAGACGCCTCGCGGCGTCGTGTGACAGCGCCCACGAAGCCACCTGAAGGCTTACCAGGGGCAGGAACATCGGCCCAGAAAGGTGGGACTCGCGTGTGATGTTCTGCCGCTTGTAAACGATGAACGGGAAGCCGGCCCCGTTCGGGACGGCGATCGGAAAGACGTTCATTCCGACGTACTGAGCGACGCCGGGGGCTCCGACGAGCTTGTGGTAGACGTAGTCCTCGGGCTTGACCAGCATGGCTACCTCGTGAGCTTGTTGATCTGGACGTTGATCGCGGCCTTGAGGGCATTCAGGGCGGCCGGAGACGCCTGTTGAATTGCCTTCTCCATCGCGTGGCTCGGCTTCATGGCGCCATACGTGTCGCCGGAGGCGAGGTAGTACGGCCGCGTGCCGCCCCTGCCGTCTGGCACAAACGCACCCTTGCCGCTCTTGCGCTGGGCGACGTTCTTGCTGCCCATCAAGAAGTAGTAGCCGCGGCCCATCTTCTCGAATTTCTCGTTGTCGAACGCGAGGCCACCTCGCTCGTTCGCCACGCGGTTCATCTTGCCGTTGATCGACTGATGGACGTTGACAT